CATGTAAAGCAGGACGGATTACACTTTCAGGAATACCAAATGATGTTACGTTAGTAGCGCTATATTCATAAGTAATTAATACTTCTTTTCCAGCATCGGCACTATGGAAAGTTATAGTACTTCCACTCACATAGTATTGACCCGCAGCAGTAAGAGATGTTGCATCTGCAACCTGGGTAAGCAACTTGCCATCAGTATAAGCAACTATTATAGTACCTCCGGTTACTGGAGTATGGGCAAGAGTTACTTCATATGGAGAAGCTGAAGGTACTATTGCTCCTTCTTCTACTGCCCATAAAGTGTCATTTGCTGCTTCTGTTACATTAGTACCAATTAAAGCGGCATATAGGTTAGGTTGAAAGCTAGACATACTAACTCGCAATGTAGCATTAATACCAGTATCAAAAATACCTAATGGCCATTGAGAATTGCCATCCTGCAATTCCGAAGTAGCATAGTTAACACCAGGCGTAATAGACTGAACAGTACCAACAGCAGTTACCGCATTTGCAAAGTCTAAAGTACCATCACTAGAATATTTAACCAGAGTGATATTACCTGCTTGTGGAAAGATAATAGGTTTCATTTAACATGCCTCCTTTAAACAACTTCATAAAATGAAAACCTCATGCTTGCACAAAAGAAATTAGGAGCTGTGGCGAGCTCTCCAAGCATTGAATCATAATAAAAAATCCAACCATCGGATTGGAACTTGTGTACTAAGGCATTAACACGTTTTAATATTCGATAAGCCATATAAAATTCATCGTAAGGAACGTGACAATCAATTTCTAATACCTGTTCTGACACTAAAATATTATTAGTTTTACGTGATGGTCTGAAGAATATATTTAATCTGCGTATACTACCAGCCAAATCTTCATACTTGCTTGTACGTAAAATTTGTCTGGCCTTTGCAGCATTATCATTAACCGCTATTCCCAATAAATTTAATAATTCAGTATCATTTGATAAACGTTTCCATACTGTTGTTAACACTTTTTCAGGGTCAAACATCTCCCACCCCCTCCCTTATTTATCAGGTACAAAATAATCAAGCCAGGGAAAGGTGACGATTACATTACTTAATATCTTTTGTATTCTTCCTGCCCCAATCCATCTGATAGCATCTCGTAAAGCATGTGATGGATATTGTGGTAAAAACGATTGAGGCAGTTTTCCTTGTTCTGCAAGCGCTTCCAAGTTAACTCCTGCCAGTCTACCACTACTTTCTCTTTTGTTTCCAAAAAAATCAATATAGCTACCTTTCGGTCTACCTCTTACTGCTAAGTCATTTGTATCACGCAAAGGATTCCAAAAATCGCTGTTAATATAATCATCTAATGCAGGATTATCTCTATCCATTAGAGAGCCTTTACCGAATTCATCTAATACACTCCAAGCATTACCAATTATTTCACCTGTAAGAATACTAGCTACCTTCTTTATTTCTTCTTTGTTTAACCCTTTAGCCCCTCTTGGAGTTTTCATTTTTGTTTGAGCGTCTTTTAAAGCTTCTTCTTGTAAATTTAGTAAAGCCTCATACAGCTTTTTTTCTAAAGTAACCTTTGCAGCTATACTATCAAATTTAAACACTAAGCTACTACCTCACTACATTGAAGTTCGGTTACACCACCAAGAAACAAAATATTAGCTGCTTCAACTCGAATATTCCTACCACTAAACCTTAGTTTATCACCTGTTTTAACTCCATAACTGGAAGGTATTTGAAATAACCAAATAGAATTAGGTAACAATCCTGGTTGCTGTTGCCTTAAGGTAGCAGTTATAATCGTACCATAAGCAGGGATTGTAGCTACTACTATCGGAGTTTTAATAATATAACCGTTGTCATCAACAGTTTCTTGTTCTTGTATTAATTCAAGCTGAGAATTTGTTTTTACACCGTACCATAATAGCTCACCTTGAGGATTAGGTAAAACTGTTTGAGTTAAAAAGTTTAAGCCATTGATTGTTATAATTTCTCCACTAGTAAGGTTGCTATCTGCAAGTACTATACCTTCCCAATAAGACTCTCTCGCACTCTCATCTCTCATTGCTTTTGTAGTAAGTTTCATACTTACTCTACTGTTAATAGGAGGATTACGTTGAATTGTGCATATCTGCCCCCTTCGCAATAAAAACCGCCGAATATTATCCATTTGCCCCACCTCTATCTGCTAGGGCCACCAAGAATAAAATGACCAAAAGTAAAATCAGGAATTAGTAAACTACCCAGGTAAACCTCACCTTCTGTTGTAAACATTTCTTGTAGCTTTTGCCAGTCTATATTCATTTCAAATTTACCGCCTGCTCCATCTTCCCTAACAGGTATTCTGGTAGGCATAGTGTTACAAAGGTTGCCTGCAACAAAAGCTACAACAGCATTTTCTAATATTTGCTTATCACTGGTATTCAAATCAGAATAATTAGGAACCCGTTTGACTATCCAACTTTCTACGTTAGCAACTGCTTCATCAATTATTTCATTTGGTAAATCACTTTCCAGAACGCCTAGTTTGTTTCTTATCCTTGTCAAGTAAGTTGTCGGATTTAATATCAGAGGCATCTTTAACTACCTCCAGTATACCTTCCCGCAATTTCCGGTTTATAAAATCGGTGAGGGGAACAGCGTCAAGCGCCTTCCCCTCACGATCAAACATTCCTGCGCTATCAATCGTGATACCCGCTTCTAAATCCCAGACAACTACATTGCGAGTAACTTTAACCTTAATTTTATCCAATTAAATCACCTTAAGCGTTAAGAGTAAGAATCTTACGGGCATCAGGCAGGAGAACACCAAAACCGGAAACTTCGGAAATCGCAATTTCATTCCACTGGCTAGAAATAAGTTTTTGAGTTTCAACAATATCAGAACCAACTTCAGTAACCATTTCCAGCGCATACCTACGATCAATGCCTACCAGTTTACCAGCCGGAGCATTGGCAACATAGACAACATCGTAATTGCTGAACAACGGCTGCGCCAGATTAGCACCAGAAGAAGTGCCGCCAGCACGCAGTTGTTCAATCAGTTTCAACGGGTCAACATTAGGCGGCTGCATGGTAAGCAGTTCAATTGTTTCACCTTCACCAGCAATAACAGTATTAAGTTGGTAAGGATAGAATTTAATCAGATAAGCAAGCCACCCCTTGTAGCTTAAGGGATCAGCAGCAACGCCACCTTGCAGGGCAGTCTTATCGTAATTGATAGCAGCATTATTATTGCCGTCACCATTGACGATTACGTTCAAAGCTTCTTCGGCCTTGTCGATATTAGCCTGCTGCATAATTCGCTTAACATGGATACCAAGCAAGTCAACACGCATACGCCGCGCAGCTTCATAAGTGATCTGTAGCCTACGGCCATATTTATACAGGCGGATAGCATTTTCCTGTCCTACTAATTTAGAAACAGGCAAATCAGCACCCTGGGCAACTCGTTTCTTTTGAGCAGCTTCAGGTTGATCATCTACATAGAAAGTACGATAAGCATCGCTATCAATAGGAGTAGTAACAGCTACAAGGAATTTCAAAATATCATCCGCCATAATAGCTTCCCTAGCCACCCTATTAATAAATTCAGGGAATAGTACGGCAGATTCTTGAGTCTGATAGAACGCTTCAACCTTAGAAGCAACAATACCTTTGCTCAAATCGGTTTTAGGAATAATACCAAAACGCTTCAGCTGACGTTCAAATGCGTCAAGCTTCTCATTAGGGCCATATTCGCTAGAAGGATCTAAAGTTTCAAGATATTGAGAAAACGTCATACCTTTTTCATTAGCTTTACGGTACAAATCTAAATTAAGTTGAATTTCGTTTGCTCTCGGTTTTACAGTTACACTCATTATTGTATACCTCCCCTAAAATTACTATAACAAAACAATTGCTTTACCGTTAATAGTATCGACAGAAACAACAATATTTGTATTTATATACTGATAAACGTTTGTTGTACTTGCATCTATTGAAGGTGCAGCTTTAACCTTACCAGTGCCATCAACAACTACAGATCCACCAACGCTAGGAGGGTTAGTGGTATCAATATCAAACTCAGCAAAACCAGCATATTGAACACTGACAATATCATCGTTTTCATACTTAAGAACTTTACCAACTAAAGGTTGGTCAGCAGTACCTAAACCTACAGTATCATTAGAAACCATTGTTACAGCGGCACCTTCATTATCAACAGTAAGGCCGCTAGCTTTGAAAGTTGCATAATTTACACCAATACCAATAAAGTCTACTCCACCACGCATTAAACTTCATCCTCCTTTATTTTACTTTAAAAGCTTCATCAGGCAGGTAACGTTCTTCTGTAGAAACAGTTGGTTGTGTTACCCGACCAGGCTTCAAAATTTCTTTAGCAGCTTTCTTGTAAAGTTCAAGATAGGATTTAATATCATCAAGAGTACGAGTGCTTTCGCTAAGAATCTTTTTCGTACCCTCAATGTCAAAATCATTACCAAAAGCCCTGACGCCCCAATCAAGAGTTTCGTTAATCAATTCTTCACGATACCGCTGGCCATCTTTAGCCAAAGCAATAAGCTTGCTTTCTAAATTTTCTGGAACACCTCCAAACAGATTTTCTACAGTTTCTTTTGCAAGTTTAATTTCAATTTCTTCCAAATTAACTCCCTCCTCTTTCTTGCTACTTGAATGTTTTACTTCGGGAATCGTTATAGAAAGTTTTTTCTCTAACGAATCCCGTTTAGCAAAAGTTATTAACTGGCCTCTGTTGGCACTATAAATGTGATAGAGTTGAACTCCTACTGGAGCATTCTTAATATTTTCTACCTCAACGAAACCATTGCTTTGGTCATCAATACTATCAAACTTTGAAAGTATACCAGCAGTAGGATATGCACCATCAAAAACACCTGAATTTTCCATCAAAAATCCAGGCGGTTTGGCAGTTACATAGCATAATTTACCATCATACTCTTGCCCCGGCCAGTGTTCGCATTTGCTAAAGTCACGAATATCATTACCGCAAATAGAACATTCGTAAGTATCAGCTCCCCAACCTATAGAAGTGTCAAACAAAGTACCATCTTCAATATCAGCAATTATAGCATCGGTACTAATACCATCTTTTTCTTTACCTCGGACAATATAATGATCTGCATATAATGCCCAAGTTTCACCTTCTACACCTTTACTTTGTTTTAAAACAGCATCAAAAGTTCGCCCATAAGCTAATGCTGGTTTTGGCCTATCAAATCCTGCCCATGGGTGATCAAGCATAAAAGCAATACCTCTTTGAGCATCCTGTTTAAATACCTCTAATAGCGACTTGTCAATTTTAATATAACGATTAGGGATAATCATATCGCCTACTAATTTAGCAGTAAATACAAACACTTCTTCTGCTGAAAGAGGCCGTTTAGCTAAGGCATTGATTTTTTCTAACTGACTGGATGTAGGTTGCCCAAACTGTTTGACAAAAGCAATTCCTTCCCTGCTTTGATTTTCTTTCTCCTGAAATCTTGCCATTTGTCGTTCAGCAACACGCCTGACTTCAGGCTTATCTTCTTCAGGAATATTGCTTCCATCAATCCTTGCTAACGCATTTTGTACCGCATTATGCACTACATGCGGTTCATCGTTTTCTATCCGGCAATAAGGAAACTTTAACTGATTAAAGTTCTTCAATTCTCCTGCTTCATGCCAGAAGTAGCATTTGCGAAGTTTATTCCAGTCAATTTTTTCCTTATCACCACTTCCATCAGAACTTGCCCACTGTCTTAACCCTCTTTCAGCTTCATCTGCATCCCATTCCCAATTATCGGATAAAGGAAAATCATGATAGGGTTCTGCTGGCAAATTTAATTCACCTTCTTTCTTTGTTGCAACTTTAATTGATTTAGATCATCAAGCCCACATGCGACTTTACCGCAATTTGGGCACTGCCAACAATTATTGAGCTTTTTCATTGCTACGCCACAAAGGATACACTCTTGCATTATTTTGCTGTAATCTACTTTTGCCATTGTTTGTATCAGGATCATCGCCCCCAATTCCAAAACTAACTCTTATCGCCTCTGAAGGTACCTCAGACACAGCTTTTTCAACATCTACAACTTCTGAAGCTGCTTCATCAGCACCAATCCAGCCCATCATTTGGGCAATCGCATAAAATTGCTGTTTCAACAGATTGACATTCCATTTATCTTCCTCACTTTGCCAATCTAAAACATTATGAGTAAAAACCGGAATACCTTGGTATCCCCATACTTGTAAAGCTAATCTAGCTACATTCTCAATTAAACGTTTGCTACCCCTTTGAATATTCCTTAAAGCAGAACAGTAAATTTTAAAACTAATAGATCCCCAAGATTCTGTTTGTCCATGACTACCAACCCTATTCATAAATATGGCTAGTTGTTTTGCACCAGAAAGCAATAACGTGTCTAATAATTCTGTAACTGCTCTAACATCTAACGATCTAGCGTTTTGTTGACCTAAAATATTAACTGTAATATCATCAAAATGAATAAAAGCATCATCTGGATTAAGCGAATCAAATAACTGTTTAATCCAGTTAAGATGCTGCATCAGCCAATCCCGTTGTTTCTGTGGATCAGCTTTAACATTAGGAGGCATAGTACTGATTAAACGTTCTAATGTGGTTGAAACATCATATCTTGGATACCCTTGATTGTGTAACACTGCTTGCAAATCTTGAAGTATCTGCATTTGAAAATCTATTGCGTATAAAACAGGAGCTAATACCAGTGTGCCCCTTGGATCATCTATATCAGGATCAGTTGGCACCCAAAAGAAATTTGCATTTTCAAGAGAAACCGTTCCTTGTGGTTGACGTTGATATGGTATCCATACTTTTTTGTTATTTCTTTCTTCTAACCTCCATTCAAGTGATTGTGGTAAGATAGGATATACATCTACAATATCTGTTAAATCTTCGGAAACCTCTGCTTCAATACCCATGCCGCCTCTAAGATAAGCTGATAGATGAAGTTGATCTATTAAGCCATCCAAGCCAGAATTGTTAATAGCATTTACTCTGGCAGCAAACTCGTTCCATTTTGCTTCTACTCTCGATAACCTGTTATTTCTATTGCGAATATCATATATCCGCATTTCATGCCCTTGATTAGCCAAGCGGATAAAATTCCAGACAGCCATGCTAACATCAGGATGAACTTTACGAAGAAAATCTATAGCAGCTGTAGTTTCGCTGATTGACCGTAATTGTGTTAATGTATCTGCTACTCTAGAACGATATGGTGACAATATTGTATTTAATCCAAAATTTGAAGTAGTTATCCTTCCTGCTGTAATTTTTGGAGCATCACGTTTTCTAGCAAATAAATTACTAAAAATCGACATTCATCTGATCACTCCTTGAAGTGCCTTAAAGCACTCATCCAACATTCTCTGCAATTTCCAGTACAGGTATCTTTGTAAGATTGTTTAACATCAGCAATAAGTCCAAACTGATCAGGACAAATACCTGTTTTATCAGCAATATTAACTACTAAACGTTTTAAATATTCGATACTCAAAATTAAGCTATCCTCCCCGGTTTGCCCCCTAATAATAAACCCATATAGGGGCTAAGTGTTAAAGTTAAATCTTGAAAATCTTTATATAGCAACATGCATATTGTAACTAAGTCATCATGCATTGACTTAGGAGCAGAATACGAAATTTTACCTGTTTTAGTGGTTTTATAAGTAAAAGCTTTAAGTTCTTCTTTAAGCCATTTATCATCTAGTAAAACAATAGCTTTTTGCTCCATTAAAAGACTTAAATGAGATACCATTTGCTCTTTTAAAGCATTGGAAATATAAACTCCTTCAACTTCTACACCACGCTGTTTAACAGCTTCAGGCAGTGTTTCCCCTAAACCTGTTCTATCCATGATTAACTTTGCAAAATTGTATTTTTTGCAAAGATACTCAACTCTGT